CGGTCTTTAATCTCTGCATAAGCGTCTTGCAAGCAGTGAACGATAGAGATGTCTTTGATGGCGCAGTAGATTATTAGTGTGACCAAAACATCGCCGACACCATCTCTAATTTGCAATGGATCGTTTTTAATTTCAGCATCACATAGCTCACCTAGCTCACTAACTGTTTTCATTAGCTGGTTGGCTGCTTTACCGTTCTTAATAATCCCGCGAGCTTCTGCCCATCTAACAACATCTAACTCTAGTGATGTCCATGTCATTTACATATCCTTTTCTTTGCATCTCTAAAGTTAGACTCAAACATCCAGCCTACACATTGTTTATCAATATCGGGTGATGTTACTGACGCTACTCCTTCAGTAAATCCGCGATGGTATTCGTGTTGCATCCTGTTCATCACACCTAAGCCAATGCCAGGTATAGACGCAATAACCACAATTAAGATCATTCCCCAGCGCATAGCTGCCTAATCTTTTTAACATCAATGCCAAAAGTCTCATGAACGCGCAAGATGATTTCTGCTGATGGGACGATCTTCTTATTGCGAATCTTTGACAGCGTAGAGATACCGATCTTCATGTGTAAAGCAATAGCACGATCATTTTTGAAGCCATGATTTTTGATCAAATAATCTAACAATTCCATTTTTATCCTTTGAAGGGAGGAATATTCTCAATTATTTTGGAATATTCCACTTAAATATTTAGTGCGGGGTCACCAGAACAAGCAAACATGAAGGAGAACTGGCCCCCGCTGCCGGAGTTACTCGCCACTACCGGCTAGGCGTGCAAACTCTAAAAAGGGATGTCGTCAATATCTAACGGTTTTTCTTCTACTGTTTTCTTTGCTTCTTTCAGTTTAAATGAGCAGCTCATAAACTTGCCAGACTTACCTTCTTTGAGCCAGGCTGATACATAGACTGGATTACCTGCTAGGTCTTTACCGTCGCCTGAGTAGTCAGGATGATTGTCTGATTGCTTTTGTTGATTCTTGAAAAGCGAGAAGCTGCCTGGTTTTGGATCGTATGCCATGATTTACCTTTATCGTGTGGTGAATTTCTTAATTGCACTGCGCTGCTTGCTATCAAACAAAGACCAAAGAGCTGTTTTGCTATCTGCGTCTAAGTCTAATCCATTGATGTAATCTACTGCGCCTTCAATATCATTCTTTGCAAGCAATGAGATAGCTTCTACGCCAATACTACGGATAGTCTCTTGATCTTCTTTGTGCATAGACTCAAACACGTCAACAGTGATCGGTTTAGCTGACACAGGCTCGCTAGAATCGATTGCATCGTGTTCTACTATCTCAAGTGCTGTGACGTATAAATAACGGCGGCTATAGGTCTCTACGGCCCCTAGATTCTGTATGGGATGACAACCTTTGAGCTGCGCTTCTGCCATTGGGCTAGTAAACGTCACGCAGCCGCCATTCTCAGTATCAATGATGCGTAGAGTAGCTAGCTCAGTACCAAACGAAACGACAGGACAAAGTTTTAACTCAAAGAAAATTGACTGAATGGCTGGCAGGAAGTCGCCAAGCTCAAAGTATTTATATCCTGCAAACTTATTGTGGCCTGACTTTTTTAGCTCTGTGTGCTGCAATTTGATACGGGCTTTTTGCAGTTTTTCGTAGACTAGCCATTGTTGCTGTTCTTCTTGCTCTTGTTGCTGGCGCATGATTATTTACCTTTATTTGAATTTTTTAGCGATGACAGTATTGAGTGTCCGAAGGTTCGATACAGTTTGAACTTCTTGAGCCTTAATCTGCTCCTTGCGAATACGGTCAAAAGTCTTAGCCACATTTGTCTTGCTAGAGTGAACATATTTAAACCTTGGGTCTAAGATTGATTTGGTGTCGTTCATTTCTCTCCTTATTGAATGTAAGAAACTAAAAGATACCCTGCAATCAATAAAACTGCAATCACTTTCGGATGTCTTGCAAGCCAATCGTCAGTAGCTAGTAGTTTCATTGTTGTTCTTCTTTCATTTTTAAAAAGTTAGCTGTAGTGTATGGAACACCGATAACTGTTGCTTTGCGCTGGACATCCCACAAGTGATTAATAAACTGTCCTATGTTGGTAAACTTAGTTCCTAGTTCTTCGTTGATCTGATCTAGAGCTATTGCCATTCCTGCCTCAATTCCTTCAGAGTAAGTCACTTTTCATTCCTCCAAAAAACCATTTATCGAATTTTGCGTTATCGGATGATTCGCTTGCTTCTCTTGCTGCTACCCAAAGTGCGTCTGCCTCATCTTCTTGATACGCTGCCAGGCAAACTAGCAAATCGTCTAGTTCTTCAATCATCTCTGTCTCCGTCGTTGGTATGACTGAACTATAGCGGCATAAGTTATTCGCTGCAAGAAATACTTTTCTATGAATATTTGTTCATCAATAGAAACAATCAATGACACAAAACTAGGAATTTGTATATTATTTAGCTGTCTACCCGCCTAATTAGGGTTTTTTAAGCGGGGGCAAAATAGCAGGAATAGCAGGAATAGCATTAGCAAGCAGGACTTTTGTCAGTTTTGTCAGTACCTAACTAGCCTCATTTAAGGAATTACAATGAGTTTATGGCGCAAAAGGAGAATAAAAATGCAAGAATTAGCTAGATGTTCGGATTGTGGCTGGATCGGCGATGCGGAAGATGTAGAGACAGGTATTTGCGATATGGTGTTTGCTGATCCTGTTGATATTTGCCCTGAATGTGGAAATCCAGATTGCATAGCACCATATGAGGAAACTAAATAATGGACTTACCAAAGAAAGATAGTCGCAGATACCAGATTTGTGTGGCTTTTGCTAATTCTGGCGCGATGACATTACATAGCGTAGTAGAGGAATACGGTCTATTCGGCTTTAGAGACAAGAAGCGGCTTTCATCTGAGATGAACTACTTATGCACTACTGGCTGCATTAAGAAGCTCAAAGAGGCTTATATGCCTACCTATGAGCTACGGTTAGCAGTGCAATCGTTTGATAAGCCTGGTCTGGTTAAACCACGCGAAGCAGTCCCATTTCGGGAGTTGTCTGACAAGTTTATGTTGCCAAAGGTTAGCCCACGGGGTGAGCCACTCAGGGAAATTTCATACATTGGTTTAGGAGCAAGCATTGCAGATCACGTCTACCGCTTCTAAAAAGCCGATTCCTGACTATGTTTTTAAACAAAAAGCGTGTCCAGGATGCAAAAGAACTAGATCAGAAAAGAACTTTGAAGGTGGTGATCTATGTAGGATTTGCGTACTTAGAAAAGTTCAGATATAGTTTATAAATCGTGTCGTACTTGGCGGTGCGATATGGAATGGCTAGGGTAGCTCCCGAAAAGACGATTCGTTACCGTCCTGCCAGTTCCTTCTACTGTAACGGCTACCAATAACGTGAGGTACAAATGAAACTTGTTCCAAAGAACTGGACTATTTTCCAGCATTACAAAGATCGCTGCCCACCTTGGGTAAAGCTGCATCGAGAATTACTAAATGATAAACAATTTATGTGCTTGCCTGTTGCTAGCAAAGCGCTAGCACCTTTACTTTGGCTGCTTGCAAGTGAGTCTAAAACAGGTGAGTTTGATGGGTCTATAGAAGAACTTGTCTTTAGATTAAGATTCACTGCTAAGGAAGTTGAGTCTGGACTTAAACCATTGATTGATAAGGGATTTTTCCTGAGTGCTAGCGGAGTGCTAGCAGACTGCTTGCAAGATGCTAGACCAGAGACAGAGGGAGAGAGAGAGGAGAGGGAGAGACAGAGGCAGTTAGCGCAAGATGTAAAACTTGGATTTATTGAGTTTTGGAAATGTTATCCAAAAAAGATCGCAAAGCCAAATGCAGAAAAAGCATGGATGAAGATTGCTCCAGATGTTGATTTAAGTAAAAGAATAATTCGTGCTGTTTCTGAACAAAAACTTATTGAGCGTGAAGAACAGTTTATTCCTTATCCTGCAAGTTGGCTTAATGCTAGACGTTGGGAAGATGATTTGACGGTAGGAAAATCTAACAATGGCCTGAAGTATTGGGAGAAGGGATACCAATCATGAAAGGCCATGTAGAGCTACTCAAGCTGCGTATGCAGGGTTTGAAGCCAAGAGGTTTATGGGTGTGCTACGGACATGATCCGCTAAAAGGCTGGAACACTTGGTCTAAGGCTGGCGACACATTGGCGTTTCCTGAAATTGAGATATTGCCGATAGAAAATATCAATCAACTAGACTTGCGGTTTGCTGTAGGCTTAACAGTACACATTGCAAGCAACGAAAACATTACAAAACTAAAGAAAATTCATAACGCTTTTGTTTCTGCAAAGGCTAAATCGGTTTTCGTATCCTCCAAAAAATGCTTAATCTTACCTTCAGGGAGCGTATTAGATGACTATGTTCCTGCGTGAAGATATTGATTTCTCAGCGTATCTGCGAGCTACCGATCTCAAGCAAAACGTCAAGGACGTATCGACATGGGTTGATGAACTTACAGACAATCTTGAAAATCCTGTTATCGAAAAATCTACTCCGATGGAGTGGGAGTGTACGAAGAACTTTGCGTTTAGACCTGGTGAGGTAACTGTTTGGGCAGGTTCCAATGGTGGCGGTAAGTCTTTGCTGACAGGCCAGATTGCACTAGGTTTAGTCAAGCGTGGCGAGAAAGTATGCGTTGCGAGCTTTGAGATGAAACCCAAAGTATCGATTAAACGGCTTATAAGGCAGTTTGCAGGCGAAAACGTCGAGCAGTTGGCATCCACACATGGACTGCCCTACAAACGCGCCTTGTATGACCGTTTTAAGGCTTTTGGCACTGGCAATATTTGGTTCTACGATCAGCAGGGTACGGTAACGGCAGATCAAGTTATATCAATGGCAAGATATTGCGCTGTTGAATTAGGTGTAACTCATATTTTTATTGATAGCTTGATGAAGTGCGTTGCCGGTGAGGATGACTACAACGG